TGCTGGCAGTGACATACGAACCTCTTTAATGCCTTTGCCGTTCAAAGAGCCATCTGGTACCCTTTACAACCTTTTAGGCACTCTTGTGGACGCAGGACGCCGCTTTGCTTCTATGGCTGACATGAAGATAGGCGAGATGGGTGGTGAGACTCCTGTAGGCACTACAATGGCTATTATGGAGCGTGGGACTAAGGTTATGTCCGCGATTCACAAGCGGATGCACTATTCTCAGAAGCTTGAGTTCAAACTACTTGCGAAGGTTTTTTCTGAAACAATTCAGTCTTACCCTTACATGCCTTCTACCGAGTTTGGCCCAGAGGTTTTTGCGACTGACTTTGATGGTCGAGTTGATGTGCTTCCGGTCAGTGACCCAAACATCTTCTCTATGGCACAACGTATTGCTTTGGCTCAAACGCAATTGCAGTTGGTTCAGTCGAATCCGCAGATACATGGTGGGCCACAAGGTTTGTACCAAGCGTACAGGAATATGTACGAGGCCCTTGGCGTTAATAACATTGACGGCATATTGCCACCTCCACCACAGCCTCAACCAGCCAATGCTGCAAAAGAAAACCAGATGGCTATGAACGGCGCTCCACCACAGGCTTTCCCTGACCAAGATCACAAAGCTCACATGGAAACGCACTTATCCATTATGTCCACTCCTGTGGTTCAGATGAACCCACAGGTTCTTGGCATCTTGCAGGGTCACATTCAAGAGCACATTGGTCTGTTGGCTGAACAGCAAGCAAGCCAGATGGTTATGGAGCAAGCTGGTCCTGAAGTTCAACAGAATCCAGAGGCCGCACAGATGCTGCAACCAGCCATAGCTCGTCAAGCAGCTATGCTTATTGCTGAACTCACTGAGCAATACGCACAGACAGTTGAGCCAATTTCTGAAGGCACAGATCCACTTGTTGAAATCAGGAATCAAGAACTACAGCTAAAAGCCGCAGATTTGCAGCGCAAGTCTGATGAATTCCAAGCGAGTCAACAGCTTGATCGTGAGCAAGACGCAGCGGATATGCGCTTGGCTCAAGAGCGTCTGAATTTGCAGCAAAATGCACTGCAAGACAAAACTCGTGTTGCAGAAGAGCGCGTGCAAACTCAGCGTGACATTGCGGCACTTAACAATGACACAAAACAAAGGGGTATAAATAATGTCCAGTAGCGTTCGTGAAAAGATGATTAAGGTAGATCAGGAAAAGAAACGATTAAGGCTATCTAAAGAATTGGAACCTGTGTTCCTGCAAGCCTTAGAAGAGACAAGGGCACGAGATGAAAACGGACATTTTATCGCTGACGACCCCAGCACGCCAGAAAACGAAGCTTGGTCTAAAAAGCCAGCCAAAAAAACTTCTGCTAAAAAGAAAACCTCAAAAAAGAATGTTAAGTAGGTTTAGCTCTATTGCTAGACCCCAAAGATTTACTGGTGTTTTTTAGAATATTGGGATATGTACTTGTGTTTCCCGCTAGATCGTATAAACTTCTAGTGGGAGACACACATGGACTCAATACATTTAGCTGACTATCTGTTCAAGAAGTTGCGTCAAAAGCGAGAGGACTTAGAGGTAGCTCTAGGCACTGGCAATGTGACCAATTTTGAAGAGTACAGGTACATAGTCGGGCAAGTAAAAGGTCTCACGTTCATGGAAGATGAGATCAGAACCTCAATGAAAAACATAGAGTATTCAGATGAATAAAAAACTTTACGTCCCTGAGCACGTTGCCAGAAAAATAAAACAGCCAGATGGTATGGAAAAGATTCCAAAACCCTTAGAAACTGCGTTTGGCAAGCCCAAAGAAGAAGAGAACAAGAACGAAAACGACCCATCAAAAATAGGTGTTTCTGTTCTGGAGAGGCTGCCACAGCCCACTGGTTACAGAATGTTAATTATCCCGTTCTATCCGGGGGAAAAGACTAAGGGTGGAGTTTATGTCCCTGACGCGGTTCGAGACAGGGAATCTTTTGCAACTGTTGCGGCATATGTCGTTAAGTTGGGACCGGACGCATACCAAGACTCCCAAAAATTCCCAACAGGGAACTGGTGTAATGAGAAAGATTGGGTTCTTATAGGACGATATGCTGGAAATCGCTTTAAAGTGGAAGGTCTTGAGGTCCGTGTGATAAATGACGACAATATTATTGCAACAATCCTTGACCCCAAAGATATTTCTTATGTATAAAGCAGATAGAGGGAACGAATTTTATGCAAGCTGAAGATCAAGACGACTTTGAAAACGCGACATCTGTTGAAATAGATGACGATAGCAGTTACGTCGAATCAGAAGAAAATGATTCCGATGAAGACTCAAGCCGAACAAATGTTCGTGAAAATGACGACGACGATTCAGAACTCGGTAGCTATAGCAAAAAAGTTGACAAGCGGATTAAGAAATTAACCGCAGCTAGGCGTCATGCTGAAGAAGAAGCTGCGGCGGCTGTACAATACATTCAAAAGGTACAGGCTCAAAACGAACAGTATAAGACTCGTTTGTCTAGCTTAGACAAGGGCTACATGAGCGAGTATGAGGGTAGGATTACCACTCAAGAAGCTCAAGCCAAACGGGCTATGACTGAAGCTTATGAAGCTGGGGAATACGATAAGGTTGCTGACGCTCAAACTGCGATTTCACAAATTGCAATTGAGAAAGAGCGTCTGCGTATGCAAAAGCAACGTTCGGCTCAAGAACAGCAGCAAGAACAAAATTCCCAACAACAACAAGCGCAGCAGCAGCAAGCTCAAACTCAGCAGCGGCAAGCGCCATCACGAGACGAAAAACTAGAGTCTTGGATGAGTAAGAACTCTTGGTTTGGCCCTAATGGTAACAGCGTTATGACTGGCGCGGCTAGGGCTATCCACAATACGTTGGTTGCTGAAGAGGGTTTTGATCCTACCAGTGATGATTATTATTCGGAGATCGACAAACGTATGCGTCGAGAAATGCCGAACAAGTTTCAGGGTGACAGGAAGAACGTCCAATCTGTTACACCTGCGGGGAGTGGTACTCGCTCCCTCAAGTCTGGGCGGAAGAAGCAAGTAGAACTTAATGCAGGTCAAGTCGCTTTAGCACAGAAGTTAAATATACCTCTGGAAAAATACGCCGCTGAAGTTGCCAAAATTGCAAATCGGAGTAAATAATATGTCTGATCGTATGTCACGCGAGTCAAAATCGCGGGAGCTTGAAGAGCGCAAAGAATGGCGTCCGGGTTCAGCATTAGATGCTCCAGAACCTCCACTTGGATACAAACATCGCTGGATTCGCGAATCTGTGATGGAATTTGACGACAAAACAAACGTCCATAAACGGCGGCAAGAAGGATATGAACTCGTTGCGGCGGAAGAATATCCAGATTATTTTGGACCAGTAGTAGATGAGGGACGCAACGCAGGCATCATTGGTGTTGGCGGTTTGGTACTAGCGCGTATCCCCAACGAATTGGCTAAACAAAGACAGAACCACTATCAAGGCGTTACCACTAATCAAATGGAAGCCGTTGATCGTGACTGGATGAGAGACAATAATCCTGCGATGCCTAAGCTGGCAGCGCAACGCAAATCATCCGTGAGTTTCGGGTCACGGAAAAAATCTGAAGGATAAGTAAAATGGCGAATCAAGACGCCCCTTTCGGCCTTCGCCCTGTCCGCACGAGCACTAGCTCGCAGCGGCAAAATCGGTATCGTATTGCCTCCGCATATAACACAAACATTTTCCAAGGTGACATAGTTACAGTCGCCACAAATGGAACAATTGTTCGTGCGCCTGCTGGTGGTACTGCTCTGATTTTGGGTGTATTTAACGGCTGTCAATATGTAGATCCAAATGGCAATATCATTTACTCAAACTACTGGCCTGCTAACGCGACTGGTACTGACATCATCTGTCAAGTAATTGATGATCCATCTGCGACTTTCTTAATCCAAGCTAACGCTGCATTCCCTGTAGCCGATTTGTTTGGCAATTTTGATATTGTCGATGCAACAGCAGGAAGCACTGTAAGTGGCAATTCTCGTACTGAGATTGCTGTTAGCACAGGTGCAACTACTGCGGGTCTACCACTTAAAGCTATCGACATTTCTCAAGATCCTGAGAATAGCGATGTCTCCACCGCGAACACTAACGTGATCGTAAAAATCAATAATCACCTGTTCAGTGCTGGCACTGCGGGTCTGGCGTAAAGGAGACTAAGTTATGGCTATTTCACGTTCACAACTGGTCAAAGAGCTAGAACCGGGCCTCAACGCTTTGTTCGGCATGGAATATGACCGCTACGAAAACGAGCACGCTGCAATCTACGAAACTGAATCATCGGATCGTGCATTCGAAGAAGAAGTTATGCTCGTCGGTTTTGGAAATGCTCCAACAAAATCAGAGGGTTCTGGCGTAGAATTCGATAACGCAAATGAAGCATATACTGCTCGTTACTCACACGAAACAGTAGCACTTGCATTCGCGCTTACCGAAGAAGCTGTTGAAGATAACTTGTATGATCGCCTCGGCGCTCGTTATACTCGTGCTTTGGCTCGCTCTATGGCTCACACCAAGCAAGTAAAAGCTGCTGCAACGCTGAATAACGCGTTTGATGCAAACTTTACTGGTGGTGACGGCGTTGAGCTTTGCTCACTCGCTCACCCTCTATCTGGTGGCGGTACTTTCCGCAACGAACCTCAGACCCCTGCTGACCTCAACGAAACTTCACTTGAGAACTCACTTATTGATATCTCAACATTCGTTGATGAACGCAACATGATCATTGCCCTTCGTGGTATGCGTCTAATTTTGCCACCACAACTGCAATTCGTTGCAGATCGTTTGTTGGCATCAACTCTACGCGTAGGCACTGCGGACAATGATATTAACGCAATGAAGAACATGGGTATGCTTCCAGAGGGTTACACCGTTAACCACTTCTTGACAGACCCAGACGCTTGGTTCGTTAAAACTGATGTTCCAAATGGCTTCAAACATTTTGAACGCTCACCAATGCGTACAAACATGGAAGCTGATTTCGACACAGGTAACATGCGCTTTAAAGCTCGTGAGCGTTATAGCTTCGGCTATTCTGACCCACGCGCTGTATTTGGTTCGGCTGGCGCATAGCCTTCCGAACTTTGTTAGGGATTGGGGCAGCTTCGGTTGCCCCTTTCTTTTTTATTAATCCTGTTGTATCGTTAGGGCATCCCTGACAGTCGCATGGTGCGACTGACTTAACCCAGACAGGAGAAAATCATGGGTACTACAACTTTTTCAGGTCCAGTTCGCGTAGGACAGGCTCAAAAAAATACTAATCCACAAGTTGCTGGCGCGGTTAGGCTTGTTGCTCAAGGGTATATTCCAGACCCTACTGTGGCAGCTACAACAAATATTCGGCGCGGTCCACTTGCTACTGGTCCCGGTTCATTGCCTCTTATCCTACCTGTCAACGCTATCATCACGCGAGTTGAAGGTATTGCGTCCGCTACAGGCGGTACAAACCCTACATTTGATTTGGGTTTTGTTGAGGTTACTTCGGGTACCGCTCTTGTCGATTCAGACGGCATCCTTGACAATGCTCTTGCAGATGTAGGAAACTTTGAAATCTCGTTTACGGATGCAACTTCTGGCAATGATCTGGGCTTTGTTATGAGTACCACTCACCCTGTGAGAATAACAGGCGGGGTTGGTGCTTCAGCCGCAACGGGCGGTAATATTGAGTTGCGTATTTTCTATCATGTGTATGATCTGACATTCGGAACAGATGGCAGTGGCTCGTAAGGAGTAGTTAGATGGCAGGTCCAGTAACCGCATATAATGTTAGTCAAGGCGCTGCTCCGGCTCTTATAGGGCCGAGCAGATCTCGTCTACGAACTGTAAACATCTACGCTGAAACCGCAGGCTCTTTTACGCTTACTAACGGAAATGGAGGTTCTATTATTGTAGTCCAAAAGTTCCCGGTTGGAATGAATGTGTTGTACATACCTGATGACGGTATGATCTTTTCACGCGGAGTTTTCGTTTCGGTATTTACAGGTGCGAACAATGAGTTGACGATCTTTTTGTCTTAAACGCAAAATGGCGGGAAACAATAAA